GGCGCCGCGCGCCGAGTGCTGGTGCTGGCCCCTAAGCGCGTCGTCACCGACGTCTGGCCGGTCGAGGCGCCCAAGTGGGCGCCCGGTCTGACGCTGGCTGTCGCCATAGGCTCACCGGGTGAGCGACTGGCAGCGTTGGCGTCAAGCGCTCAGGTGGTCGTGACGAACTACGACAACTTGCAGTGGCTGGCCGCGCAGCGGCTGAACTTCGACGCCATCGTGTTCGACGAACTCACCCGGCTCAAGAACCCATCAGGTGCCAGGTTCAAGGCGCTGGAGAAGGTCATCGAGCCGATGAAGATACGCTGGGGCCTGACTGGTTCGTTCACGTCCAACGGGCTGGAGGATGTGTTCGGCCAGTGCAAGATAGTTGATAAGAACTTGCTGGGCCGGTCCAAGGGCGCGTTCCTCCAGCAGTACTTCTACTGCGTCAACCGCGAGCATCAAGAGTGGACGCCGGTGCCGGGGTCGCTGGAGAAGGTCATGGCCCGCATCAAGCCGGCTACCTTCCTGCTGGACCCCGGCGACTACAGCGACACGCTGCCGCCGCTACACACGGTCCCGGTCGTCACCCAGCTATTCGACCGCGCGCCTTACGATGCCATGAAAAAGAACTTCGTTGCCATCTTCCCCGACAGCCGGGCGCTGGCGATTAACGCCGCGACCGTGACGGGCAAGCTGCAACAGATGGCGTCGGGGTTCGTCTACGGTGACACCGGCACCGAGTGGTTCAGCAACCACAAACTGGTGCGGCTGGACGAGTTGCTTGAAGAAAATCAGTATGCGAATACAATAATCGTTTACAACTATCAGGCTGAACTCGCCACCCTTAAGGCCCGCTACGGCGCTCGCGCCGTCACGCTGGAGGATGACCGTGCTATCGAGCGCTGGAACGCTGGTAAAGTCGAACTCCTCCTGCTGCACCCCCGGTCAGCCGGACATGGCCTTAACTTGCAGCATGGCGGGTGCAAGATGGTTTTTCTGTCGCTGCCTTGGTCGCTGGAACTCTATGAGCAGACCATCGGACGGCTGCATCGCAGCGGGCAAAAGCACGCGGTCTGGTGCTACGTCTTTATGGCCGAGCAGACGGTAGATGAGAAAATCTGGGCTGCGCTAGCCGATAAGCGCAGCGTGTCGGACATTGCCCAGGAGGCACTTAAATGATGACGTGGCGCGAACTGTTGGCGAATCTACCAACGATGACCGAAGACGAAGTGAAGCAGATGCTGGATGAGGAGTGCGCCGGGGCTCGGCGCCTGACCATTATGCTGCGCCTGCACCAGCGTTACTGCACGGTGCGGATGGAGCGCGAGCGCAAGGCGATGCTGGCGTGAGCGATACGGTCAATCATCCACCCCACTACACCGCAGGCGGCGTCGAGTGCATCGACGCGCTGGCGGCGGCCACCGTCGGTCTGGAGGGTATCGAGGCGGTCTGCACCGCCAACGCTATCAAGTACCTGTGGCGCTGGAAGCGCAAGAACGGGGTCGAGGACTTGCGGAAGGCCCGCTGGTACCTCGACCGGCTGATTAGCCTTTCCGCAGTACCTCAATTGCCGAAATAAGCGCAGCGACGGCGCTCCCGATAGCGGGGAGCGCCTCGGGCGAGATGTGCAGACCAACGGCGCCAGCGAACAGCGCCAGCCCGCGCCAGGTGCTAGGCTCTTTAGCCCGGTCGATAAAGTACTGCATGGCGCCCCCTTACGGTAGGTTGATGAGGTTCTCAGCGATGCGCCGGGACCAGCCTTTGCCAAACCGACCAAACGTCTCTAGCTCGGTCATGAATTTTAGCCGTTGACCGTTGAACACGGCGGCCAATTTGTACGGCTCCATTGCCACCACCGCGCTTAAGGTCTTGTGGCCGATGACACCATCGTCCGCGACGCCCACCGCGCGCTGGAGCCATTTAACAGCCTGGCGGACACCGCTATTGACCGCCGCGTCGAACACAGCAAAGCGAACGTGTTTCGGCAGTTCGTCGGCGTGGACGACGTCCCAGAAGTCGCGGTGGTAGATGGCTTGGGCGCGGGGCAGCGTCAGGCCGGCGATGTCCTCACCCGGATAGGCGCGCTTGGATATGCCGTACTTTGTCTCGCCGCCGGGGTCTTTCGGGTCGTTGACGTAGCCGCCTTCGTGCCCGATGAGTACTTTGAATGCGTCTTCAAACGTCATTTGTCTACCTTGGAGTCTAGTTTGTCAAAGATGCGGGTCAGCATTTCTTTTACTTCGCGGATGTCTGAACGGTAATCTTCGCGCGAAATGTAAGTGCGGGGGATGTCCTCGCGCAGGCGCGAAAGGTCAGCGCGGAGTTCGATGGAAGCCTCCCACACGGAGCGGCCAAACCATCCAATAATTGCCATCACAACGCCAAGGATGATGTTAAAGAGTGTTTGGTAATCCACTGTTAATCTCCGTCGCGGCGTTGGTCAGTGGCAATCTTGATGCCGGTAATCAGGCCAATGAAGCCGCCTACGATGGTCTGGAACGCAGGCAAGATGGCCTCAAAAATCTTGTTGTTGTCCACTTTCTCGTCAAACAACCCAATCATCATACCGCTGACCATTGAGACTAGAATCAACGATAACGTCGTTGTGGCGATGAGCGTGACCCAAGTGCTTAGGCGGTCACGGGGGGTCACTACGGCGCTCCGAGTTGGTTGGTGTTGCCGGCGGCTTCTTCAGCCATACGCGCGGCTTCTTTTGGCGTCAGCAACGACTTTGAACCAAAACGGTTGTTGTTGGGGTTCGGCGTTAGCGCGTTTATCGTAGCACCTTTAAGCGCGGCGCTCGCACTAATCTGCTTTGAAACTGGAACACGGAATTTACGTTTTGACGCGGCCAACGCGGCTTTTTCCAACGCCGCCCGTAACGTCGGCGAGTCCAGCAGTTCTTTGCCGATTTTAGCCGCCAACGGTCCGCGAAGATTTTTGGTCAACAACTTGTTGGTGTTGTTGTACAAAATTTCTTCAATGATGGTCAGCGGCACTTTGGCACTTTCGGGTTTGATTTCGCGCTCAAGTGCGTTGGGGACGCTTCGACCGTATGACAGCAGTTCATCAAACTGAGACTCGTCGGACAAGAACTTCTCAACGTCTTGCACCGCGCGGGTAACGTCGTCCATCGTATTGGCCGCGATTGCGTTATCCGGTGCGGCGTTCAGCGTAGCCTGCAAATCGGAAATAGACCTTACTTCCGACCTAAGCTGAGACTCAAAATCAGACACGTTCCTGCGAGCCGTATCTACCGCTCCGCGAAGTCCAGCGCCTGTTTCTTCGGCCACACGCGCTGCTTCACCTCGCGCGCGTATTGCTGACAAATCAGCGCCAGCGTCTTCATAGATGCCTAGCGGGGCTCGGTACTTATCCATGAACCTGGCGTGCGCTGCGGGGTCTACCGCGCCGTTCCTGATGACTTCTTGCCGGTACCGCTCGCGGATACCCGCCTCCATCGATTCAATCGCCACCGGGTTGTCGCCCAGCATGTCCAGAAACCGCCGCGCAGGCGTTGCGCCGCCTGGCTTAAAAAAGGTCTTAATAATATCTTCGTCGGCGATGACCGGCGCGCCGTTGCGGTTTAACAGCATGTTTCGCTGTTGATTGCCGGACCTAAACCGACGCACATATTCTTGCCGGAACAGCGCATCTGCGTCGGCAAACGCGGTCTTAAGCTCTTGCGGGATTACGTCTTCGGGGGCGGAATTGATTAGCCCCTGCACTGAGCGCTTCAACTCGCGCAAGTTACGCAATTTCGGGCGCAGTTCTGGGTTCTGCGCCACAGACCGCATATCGGCATTGACCGCGCGAAGGACCGACGTTAATTCCGGCCACGTCATAGTGGGCTCGCCTTCAGTGCGTTGCAGGTTCATAAACCCACCGCGCTGCGTGCGTCCGCGAATTGCAGCTAAAGCATTTGCTAATTCAGGGACGTCTTTAGCGGCAAATCCCGCATCGCCGATTATGTTTTCCGCTGCGGTTCGCACGCTGCCTGCGGGAATAGGTGCCAAATCGGCGCCTAACGCATCAACCTCATCATAAGCGTTGCGGGTAATTGCGCGTGCACGAGCTTCAGCCGACGTAGCGGCGCCGCGTGTTTGCCGCCCTATTTGTTCTAGGTCTTGCGGCGGAAAATTTTGGTCCGCTACGTTTTGCCGTGCAAAGCCTTCCGCCGCTTGTTCTGCGGATTGAAGACTAGCTTGCCGTTGCGCCAATTCGCGCGCGCCGGTGGCCTCCACAAATTCACGCGCACCAGCCAGCGGGCCAGCAAGCTGTTGGCGTTGCTCAAGAGCAACGTCGGCTGTGTTTCGCACAACTTCTTCGTCTCTTAAACGCTGCGCGACAAAGTTAGCCAGCACCGGGTCTTGCTGAAGCACGGCAATAGTTTGGCCAGTTTCGCCGGCTTGGGCGAAACGTGCCGCCTGTTCCATGCGGGCGATGTTTTCGGGAGTGACACCTTGCTCAAGAAGTTGATTTGGCGTCGCGCCGCCAAACGTCCGCAAATATAATTCGTTGGTAACGCGGTCGGTCAACTCGCGCCGCCCGGCTTCGGTGCCGGAATAGATTGACCGACCAAGTTTGCCAATTTCACTGCCCAGAAAACCACCAAAACTAGTCAATCCTTTAGCAAAGCCGATAGGTACTACACCGCCCAGCAGCCCAGCCCCCATCTGCGCGCCAGGCCCCGCACCCGACTGACGCGCTAATTCTGACGATGCGCCAGCGGTAGCGCCTGCGATACCCTGCGTGATGGGTTGTTCGGCAAATGTTCGCGCAAGGAATTGAGGCATTGTCAGTTGTTCAGCACTCAAGCCCAACGCACCACGCGCCAACATATTCGCGGCGCCCGCGCCGGTAAGCGCACCAGCCCCACCTCGGATGGCGGCGGTCGTCATGGTTTCAGGCGCTTGGGGTACGCCCGCCATGTTCAACACATTGCTTAAGCCTTGCGACGTGGACGGCAGATTGGCGCCGGCCAGATTGGCAGTACCAGCCACGATGTCATACGGCAGCCCCGGCAACGCCACCGCGCCTTCCAGCACCGCACGGGAGCCGGTCACAAGTTCTTTGGGCGCGCCCAGCCATTTCTGACCGAATAGCGGCTTGTCATACCACGCGGGCTCAGGCGCCGGCGCTGGTGCAGCGGGCGTAGCGGTAGGCGAGCCAAGCAAATGCGCCACAATCTCATCATCTGAATAGCCTGCTTTACGCGCGTCGGCCAACTTAAACTTAGACTTTGCCGCTAAATGGTCAGCAATTTCTGCGTTGGAATAGCCGGCGTTACGCGCGCCTTCAAGGTCAAACGCCATTTGAGGCACTCCTATTCCTAATCAAATGAGCCAAGCGGAGGTTTGCCAGTCGCGCCCGCCGGTGCGCCGCCAGCCGGTGCGTTATCAGCTTTTTTGGTTAGTTTTTTTCTTTCCGCCAACCAATTATTGTAGTGCGTAGAAACAGCATCCAAAGCGTCGATAAGCTGTTGCCCTTTTAGCCCCGTATCCAACGTAGCAACCGCAGCTTCTAGCCGCTCCAATTCTTTAACCGCAATGGAGCCCAACGCGCCGCCCGTTTTGGATTCTTCGCGCATCTGGCGAAGCCGGTCGAAGCCCAAGTTTGCCTTGACGACGTTAAGTTGACCTTCCAACGCTCGCGCGTCGGTGGTCGGTATTCCGCTTAGCAAAGACCCAAAACCAGTTGAAGTGGGTGACACCAACCCTTTGGCTTTTGTTATGGCGCCATTCACAATCCGCGCGCTTTCTTCCGCGCCGGCTGCCGTCGCCTCTGCCGCGCGAACGGCGGCTTCTTCTTTGGCTTTAGCTTCGGCTGCAATACGCGCTTCTTTGGTTTGCTCTATCTCAAGATTTGCCGCTTGATAGGGCGTCATCTGGCCTTTGCCAAACATCTGGAGATATAGGGCTTGCGTGTCTGGGTCTTGCGATTTTAGCCACTCTATCATGCGGGCATCCGCTGGCAATTGGCTTGCGTCGGTGGGCGCAAACCGCGTCTCTTTATTAATTGCCGCATCGTATGTCGCGCGGAGCGGGTCGCTGGGGGAAAGTCTATTCCGCGCCTCAATTAGCTTGCCCAACTCGGTTTGCGGTTTGGCTAGTTCCGATTCATCTTTGGGAGACATCCCGCGCATTCGGTTGGCGAGTATTTTGACTTTTGCCGGGTCGTTCAACTGGCTACCGATAAACTGGAGGTGCTGCGGGCCAATACCACCCAAATACTCGGACAGGTCGGGGTCTTGCGAGGCTTTGGTCAGCAGGCCCATCAGCAATTCGGGGTTGTCGCCCGCCATCGCGGCGCCGCGCTCAAACGCATCGCGCTTGGCCTCAAGTCGCGTCTTACGCTCCGTTGCTTGGCTAGTGGCGATTTCCTGCTGGAACTTCTGCGCCTGCAATCGATTGGCTTGCATCTCGTTCTGCAAGCCTTGCATTTTCATAATGACGCCAAGCTGGTTCATGCTGGCGTTAGGGTCTGGCTGCGGCGCCGAGATGGGCGTCAGGCCCCGGACAAGCGTTGGGTCTAATGGCATGTCAGCCCACTCCCGCGTAATTAAGCATATCTGATCTACGACCGTCGCCAGTATTCCTAATCAGCGCGTTGATGTAGTCGCGCTGCAACTGCTGGTCCGGCGTGGTGCCGCGCGACAAGGCGCTGTTGATAGCCCTATTCCATCCTTCCTGCGCCCCCAGGTATCCAGACGCCCGCGCATCCGCCGCGCTGGTGACCGCGCCTGCCTGCGCTTGGCCCGCATTGCCCATATAATTGGCGACGTTGGTTCCCATATTCTGGCCCGCTTGCGACAGCGTGGTGGTCGCCGTCTGACCCGCACCAGCTATGCTTTGAAGCGGGTTCAACAGGTTCGTTCGGTTGGTCTGGAATCTGTTAAAAGCGTTCAAGTACTCTTGCGACGCCAAGTCCTGCCCGTAGCCTTGGGCGGCTTTGAGCGCGCCGCCAGAGATAAGACCACCCCGCGCCGCCGCCTGCCGGTCTAATGCCTTTAGCCCCTCCGACATGCGGAACGCATAGCCGGGGTCGGCTTGGAAGTCGGCCATCGTAAAGTTTTTCGACATCGAGCCATATCCCGGCGCGTTGCGGTTACCGCTTATGCCCAGCAAGTCTTGCATCCGGTTCAGCGCATTAACGCCACCCTGACGAAACGGTTCGTTCAGCGCGGTCTGCTGGGCGAAAATGTCACGGGCCAACTGCATCTGCTGTTGCGAAGTCTGCGAGCCGATGTTTGCCGCCTGCTGCGCGGCGTTGGCCTGCATCCTTGCGGCGTTCTCGACTGCGTTGGCGGTGCGGAAACCGGAGACAACGTCAATCCCCGCGCGAAGCAAATCGCCC